AGATATCTAAAGAATTTAATAGTCATAAAGAAAAAACAGATTGGTTTGATGTCTGGGCTGGAATTACAATGGAGAATGGTTAATGTATACAGATAAGATGAAACATGCTATTAGATCTGTAAAAGCTCCAAAAGATTTTGAAATAGCAATTGCAGACTATGATCATTTTCTTGCTATTCAATTTTATGAAAGTCATTGGAGACATTTAAATGACAATGAAAGACTTCGTTGTATAGAATATATGATGAAAATAAAGAATATCTTAGAGTCGTTAGGTGCGAATGTCTCACTTGACCCAATCTTAGATATAAAGTATAATGATGAAAGACAGCTATAAGGAGTAAAAATGGCTACAACAATTACGGTAATAGGAAACCTGGTTAAAGATCCAGAAAAAAAGGATCTTGGCTCAGGAAAAGTATTGACCAAGCTTCGCTTGGCAAGTACAGAAAGATTTCAAGATCCTGATGGAACTTGGAAAGATGGAGACACAGCATTTTATGATGTTGTATGTTGGAGAACTCTGGCAGAAAATGTCTCATCAAATCTTTCAAAAGGAAATAAAGTAATCGTTCACGGTAAATTAAAGTATCGTGAATTTGACAGAAAAGACGGAACTAGAGGCAATGCCTTTGAAATTGATGCAACTGATGTTGGTCCATCACTATCAATTAAGTCTGGAACATTTAATAAAACTAGTAATGTTTCAAACTCAACAGTTTCCGTTGGAGCAGAAGAGCCTGATCCCTGGGCTTAGTGGGATGTCCCCCGAAAGGGGGACTTTTCAATATTGACAAAATACAAAAAGTTTGGTAGAATATAGCAATGCCAGTATATTTATATGCATGTGAAAAGTGCAAGGATAATAAAGAGTTGGTCAAGGATATGAATGATCCTGATCCAGAAAATTGTCCAGATTGCGGTAGCAACATTAAAAGAATTTTTAGTGTTGGAGGAATAGCTTTTAAAGGTAAAGGCTTTTATAGTACAGGAGGATAAAGTGTTTGGAGTTACAAAAGACCCCATGCGTGTTGACGAACATCAATATCGTGCAGTAATAAGTTTAAACAAGGGTAGAACATTCTGGAAAGCTTCTGTTCAAAGAAGAATTTCTGTTAATGAATGGCAAAAAGTTGTTTGTGGACTAAAAAATGTTAAATTTGCTTCAAAAGAAGATGCAGAAAATACTGCAAGAACAAAGATTAAAGAACAAAAAATGCTTGATTATAATGATTTATCTAGCATAAGATATGTAATTTACGATGACTAAAGGATTTCAATATGATTTCTTTGCAGAAGAGTGGTCTTATGAGTGTGGTGCGTGTGGTACAGATCTTTACGCACCCACTAAAAAACATATGGAGGGCAACCTTTGGATTCATACTCACTCAAGTGATTGTCTTGGGGGCTGGTAATGAGAAAAAATAAAAAAGCAATTAAAAGGGTAAAAAAATTACATCACCCTATGACTTGGATTACTAATAAAACTAAAGAAGTATGTTCAGAATGCAAAGTTCCTTATCCATGCAGGACTGTTCAAGCATTGGAAGATAATGAATAAAGAAGCTTTAGAGCAATTTTTATCTCAGTCAGATGAAGAGATTATGGTTATGGATGGTTTTGAAGAAGCATTTATAGGTTTATCTAAAAGATGTGGGCAGCCAACTCTTGCAACATATTCATTTATAAAGATGATGCAAATTCTTGTTGATCGTGATGATATGAGTTTTGAAGAAGCTGATGAATATATATTGTATAATTGTGAAGGTGCTTGGATGGGTGAGTTAACTCCAATAATCCTGCACGAATATGATGATCCCTGGATTATATAATGTCTGATAAAAAAGAAGTATTTAACGAATGCTATTTATGTGAAAAGATGTTTAAAGATATATTAGATTTAATTAATCATATCAAAACAATGCATAAAGATGAAGCAGGTAGTTTCTAATGTCATTGGTTGAAAAGATTAAAGAAATGTTAAAAGATTATCAAGAACAACACGGCACTCTTGATGAAAAAGAGTATGAAAAACTTTTTGTACATTTTTATTTAGAACACGAAGATGAATATTTAAAAGAAAGAATTAAAACTATTAGATCAGATGGAAAAAATAGGAATTATAAATGAAAGTTAGAATAGCTAAAGAACAAATGTCTAAAGATATTGGAAAAGAAACAGACCTTGCTCTTGCAGCAGACATGGCTATTAAAATTTTAAAGACAGATCCAATGGTTATTGGTGAACCAATTGCGGAAGTTAGCCCTGGCTGTCCTATGGGGTTTGCCAATCCAAAGGTAACTTTGCATTATGATATTATTAGTCCTAGTATCTTTGATAAGTTTAAAATGTTTATAACAGGAAAATCTTTAAATGATATTGTCAGAGAAATTAGGGGAGCAGTTTAAATGGAATTTGAATTACATCATGAAAAAAATGCTGGACCAATAGTTAGATGGCTTGCAACTAAGATGTTAAATATATTACACAGGGTAGAAAAGCCTTTGTATGACTATGCAGATATGTATACGGCAGTATGGGATGATTATGAAGAAGATGACTTGTTTATTCCACATAATCAAATGGGATTATTTGATAACATAGAGCCTTTGCCACAATTTGAACATCTAACAAGTGATTTAATATAATGTCAGATGATTATTATTACTATAAAGATCAAGTAAAAGAGCTTCAGATTGTTAATAGTTTTGTTAAAAGAAATACTTTACTTTCTGTTCAAAATAGGATAGAATATATTAGAGATGAGCGAGCTAAATCAGGACTACCAGTTCATGGTGTCAATATGGCTCTTGAAGTAGTTAGGACAATGTTAAATGAAAAATAAAGAAATAAAGAAAGATAGTACTGTTGTTTACAAAGAAGTAAAAGATGATAGAGCAATTGTTTATGAAAGTAAACTTTATACTGTAGATGAATTTGTTTCAAAGTATTCTAATGCCTTGAGATCATACTTGCTTACCAGACAGCTTGGAGACAAGAATAAAAAAACACACATAGTTGATCTTGCGGTAGAGAATGCTTCTTTTGCAGAATCACTTTATATTGGAATGGATAGCTTTGGATGATGTTTTTAACAAAGATGATTAAGTTTGCAGAAAAAATTGGTATGGATGTAGACGAACTTATGGAAATGACAGTTCTTGATGCAATGATGAAAATAGAAGAAACCAGAAATATGTGGGCAGATTTAGCAAAAGAAATAGGATAGTCTGTACGGTATAATTAAGATATGAGTAATTTAATAGATATAAAAGTAGTTGGCTGCGGTGGCGGTGGAGTTAACGCTGTAGATAGTATGATCCTGCAAGGACTATCTGGAGTTGAATTTATTGCAATTAATACTGATATTCAAGCACTAATGCCAAGTTTGGCAGATGTTAAAATTGATATTGGAAGAGATAGAACTGGTGGTCTTGGTGCTGGAGCAGATCCAAATATTGGAAGACTTTCAGCAAAAGATAGCATAAGTGAAATTTCTGAAGTTCTTGAACAAGCAGATGTAGTTTTTGTTACTGCTGGAATGGGCGGAGGAACTGGAACTGGTTCTGCACCAATTGTTGCTAACTGTGCGAAGAAGGCAGGAGCGTTAACTGTAGGGGTTGTTACCACCCCATTTGGGTTCGAGGGTAAGAAGCGAATGAATAACGCCTTAGAAGGAATTGTTAATTTTAGCAAAGAAGTTGATACACTCATAGTTGTTCCAAATGAAAACCTTCTTTTAATGTTAAACAAAAACGTTTCTATGGAAGATGCCTTTAAAGAGGCTGACAATGTTTTGTTAAAAGCAGTAGCAGGAATATCAGATTTAATTACAACCCCTGGTCAAATTAATATTGACTTTGCAGATATAAAAAGAGTTATGAAAGATGCTGGATCTGCTTTTATGGGTATTGGATATGCAGAGGGAAGAAATCGTGCAAAGGTTGCAGGTAACAATGCTATCACAAGCCCAATCCTGGATGTTGATTTAAATGGAGCAACTGGGGTATTAATTTCAATTGCTTCCTCTGGAGATATAAAAATGTCTGAAATAAATATGATAGCCTCATTAGTTTCAGGAAAAGCACACGAAGATGCTGATATTATATTTGGTACAGTCTTAGATCCAGATCTTGGGGATGGTATTTTAGTAACTGTCATAGCGACAGGCTTTGTAAATGAATGACATCCAATGGACATTTGGAATTATAACAGTATATGAAGATAAGCAAAGACTTCAAGAGATCATAGAGAGCATTCGTAATCTTAATATCCCAGAATATGAAATACTATTTGTTGGTGGTGGAGATGGTTCTGATATTGATGGTAAAGATATTAGAAAGATTGACTTTGATGAATTAGTTAAAGAAAGATGGATTACAAGAAAAAAGAACATCCTTGTAAAAGAAGCTAAGTATGACAATATAGTTTTGATGCACGACTATCATATCTTTGATAAAGACTGGTACAAAAACTTTGTTGAATTTGGAACTGATTGGGAAATTTGTTCCTGCCCACAGTATTTAGTTACTGGATCAAGAAACCCAATGGACTGGTCTCTTTGGGACAAGCCAGGTCACGGAAGAGCCTGGTCCTTAGACTATAACGATTGGTCTCAAACCCAGTATATGTATATCTCTGGTGGATTTTTTATGGTCAAGCGTCATGTAATGATTGAGGAACCCCTTGATGAAAGTCGTGGATGGAATGAAGAAGAAGATGTTGAATGGTCTTACAGGGTAAGAGATAAGTATGTAATGAAATGTAATGGGAAAAGCATTGTCAGGCACAACAAATGGCATAGACATGCAGGTCCAGAAAGATGAGTAATAAATTAGTTATATTTGATTTAGATGGTGTGCTAATTGATTCAAAAGATTTGCACTATAAAGCTCTCAACAATGCGTTAGAAAAAGTTGATACAAAATATAAAATATCTTATCAAGAGCATTTGTCAAAATATGACGGCTTAAATACTAAGAAAAAACTTTCTATGCTTACCCAAGAAAAAGGGCTGCCACAAGAATCTCATAATAATGTTTGGAAAGATAAGCAAGAAGAAACTTTCTTAATGCTTGAGAATCTTCCAGTAAATAATAAAGCTATAAATATTATGCTATATCTAAAATCTGAAGGTTGGAAAATTGCTGTAGCATCTAATAGCATTAGAGAAACTATCATAAAGTCTTTGCACGGAATACAGGTGCTTCATCTAGTAGATTATATTGTTAGCAATGAAGATGTTTCGCATCCAAAGCCACACCCAGAAATGTACTGGAAGTGCATGGTTTCATTAGATGCATTTCCAAAAGATACAATAATTATAGAAGACTCTCATATTGGAAGACAAGGAGCTTTAAATTCTGGAGCAAACCTATACCCAGTTAAAGATTCTTATAGTCTTAATGATACAATGTTTGTAGAGTTTATAAAAAGATTTGAAAAGAAAGAGAGAACTGGACAAGTGCCTTGGAAAAATAAAGAGATGAACATCCTTGTACCAATGGCTGGTGCTGGTTCTAGATTTGCACAGGCAGGTTATACATTCCCAAAACCCCTGATTGAAGTTAATGGTAAGCCAATGATCCAAGTAGTTGTTGAAAATATTAACATTGATGCACACTATATTTTCTTAGTTCAAAAAGACCATTATGAAAAATATAACTTAAAACAACTTCTTAATTTAATTGCTCCAGACTGTGACATAATTATTGTTGATGGAATGACTGAGGGTGCTGCCTGTACTACCCTGTTGGCAAAAGCTTTAATTGATAATGAAAAGCCCTTGCTAATGGCTAACTCAGATCAGTATGTTGAGTGGGATTCCAACGAGGCTATGTATGAATTTGGTGCTAGTAATATAGATGGTGGAATACTTTCATTTAAAGCAACTCATCCAAAATGGTCTTTTGCAAAAGTTGGTGAAGATGGATTTGTTTCAGAGGTAGCAGAAAAGAATCCAATTTCTGACAATGCAACTGTTGGAATTTATTACTGGAAGCACGGATCAGATTATGTTAAATATGCTAATCAAATGATAGAAAAGAATATTAAAACCAATAATGAATTTTATGTTTGCCCTGTTTTCAATGAGGCAATTCAAGATGGAAAAAAGGTAAGATTAAAAATGATTGATAAAATGTGGGGAATTGGAACTCCTGAAGACTTAAATTACTTTTTAGAAAATAACAAGGAGATATGATGGCAAAAGGTAAGAAGGACTATTTAAAGATGCAAAATGATTACTATGATGAGTACGCTTCTAAGTGGTCATTAGATTTTAGAGACCCAGTGGTTGGATCATATGATGCTCACAATAACTGGAAAGACTATGATGAGTTTCTTTTTAAAGACTTTGATACTTCTGGTCTAGTGGCATTAGACTATGGATGTGGTCCAGGAAGAAACCTTATTAAGTTTAATAGTAAGTTTGAAAGAATTGATGGAGTAGATATTTCAGATGTGAATCTAGAAAAGTCTAGAGTTAATTTAAAGCACAACAAGATAGAAATTCCAAACCTATATGTGACATCTGGAGATAACCTATCAATGATTGAAGATGATGTTTATGATGTAATGTTTGCAGTAATTTGCTTCCAACACATTTGTGTTCACGATGTTAGATTTAACATTCTTAAAGAAGCTTATCGTGTTCTTAAAAATGGTGGAAAGCTGTGCTTCCAAATGGGATTTGGTGGAAAAAAAGGTATTACAACGGCTGGATACTATGATAATCTTTATGATGCTGCAAGTACAAATGGTCATTCAGATGTAAGTATCACAAATGAAGATGAGTTGATTGATGATTTAGTTAATAAGATTGGATTTAAAAATTATAAGTCAGATATTAGACCAACTGGTCCAGGGGACAATCATAGAAGCTGGATTTGGGTACAGGTTGAAAAATGATATACATATCCCATCGTGGTAATCTAACGGGCAAAAATCCAGAGTTTGAAAATAGTCCAGCATACATCTATCGTGCTATAGAGCAAGGATTTGAGGTTGAAGTAGATTTGCGTGAAAAAGATGGTAGGTTTTATTTAGGTCACGAAAAGCCACAATACTTAATTGACTCTAATTTTATTGAAGAGTGTAAAGAAAGCCTTTGGTTTCATTGCAAGGATGCAAAGTCTTTAGAATATGCACTAGACGAGGAAACAAATTGTTTCTTTCATAAAACAGATGACTATACTTTAACCAGTAAAGGTTATGTCTGGGCATTTCCAGGATTTGCAAAAGCTACTTCAAAGACTATTGGGGTTCTTCCAGAACTATATAGGACTATTGAAGAAATGAAAGGTCTAGACTATTATGGATATTGTTCGGATATCATAATATATATAAGGAGCAGTAATGTTTAAAGAGATAGATTATAACAAGCACTTTGTTATTGGTACACCGCTTGTAGGCTGGAAAGCAGATATGAAAGAGGAAATGTCTTGGCTGGCAAACTCAAAACAAATAATTGAAAAATTTCCTAATGCAAAATTCTTTACTGCATTAGAACTTGATAATAGAGGTCTAGAACCTTTTGAAAGAGTTTTAAATGCTTTAAAAGAAGTTAATGGAGACTACTGGACATATTCATTAAATGATATGGAAAGTACTGTAACATCTTCAAATAGATGGATAAGAATTGAAACTGGTAGAAATTTAATTAGAGAATTTGCTCAAAGATTAAGAAAAACTTCTGGTCATCACTGGGGAGAAGATTGCACAGAAGAAAATATTGGAGTTGTAAACTATGATGCAATATTATATGTTGATTCAGATATAGTTTTAACTGCAGAACTTATTGAAAAATTGTTTGAAGTAGATCATCCTATTGTTAGTGCAGATGTTCCAGCCTATGGACTAAGAGGAAAAGCTGTTTGTGATAATCCAAGAATTGAAGAACATTGGAATACTGCAGGAATGCTTTTAGTAAACTCTCCTGCATTCTATGACCTTCCTTGGTATCATAACTCATATCTTAATTTAAGTGAAGATCCAACATTCCAGTCAATGGCTGAAAGATTAAAAGTAAGAGTTGGATTAGATAATCTTGATCACACATATGGAATGACTTGGGTAAGAAAAGATATAAAAGCAGAACATAGAGGACAGCTTCTTCCTGTTGAAGATAGAAGAATTCCTCCTAGAGATATATAGATTTCCTTAGGATGGGAAACATCCTGGATATGATGCTAAACTATCCAAATATGTTAGGAGGAATAGTGATAAGTAAAAGATTTTCAGTAGCAAGTGCATGTAACTTGTGCCTTGATTTAATTACAAAATTTATTAATAAAGCAGAGCAAAAGTCTAAAAAAAATCCAGATTGCAAGTGTAAAAACTGTAGCTGTTCTTAGTCATATGATAAAATTTCTCTTATTTTATTCTCGAAACAACCATTAATTAGTTTATTAGCAATGATATAATAGATTTGTTAGATGCGTCTAACGAGGAGCCTATGTAATAAATTGAAAAGAATCTTTTCTTACCTACTATTAATTCCAGTATTTTTAATTGGTACTATGGTTTTAACGTCCCCAATGACCAAGGCAGACACTCCGTTAGTTTGTAATATGCACATTGTAACTGGGGACGATGATGGATCCTTTCCTATGATACTTCCTTTTAGTCTAACCTTGGGTAGCACAGAATATAGTCAAATCTTTTATAGCACTAACGCAACTGTCACATTTGGACAAGCAGATGGAACTTATTGGGACTATCCACAAACACCATCCATATCAATAGCTGGAAAAGACTGGGTTTCTTTTGGAGAGGGAGCCTATACCTCGTATGGATATAATGAAAATTCATTTTGTATAGAGTGGTCCGTTAGACCCTTTCCACAATTTACTGGACCATTAACTCAAATGAGATTAGTCGTTGCTAAATTTTCAAATGGTGGATGGCATGGTGAAATTGTTACAATGACAGATCTTCCAGCAGATACAAGAAGAGCAATTAGATACGAAAGGAATCAGACTGTTGTTCCTATGGAGGCAGCCTTTGACGTTAATGGTGGAATGCCTATTGAAGTTGAGCCATCACCAACACCATCAAGCTTTACAGAGCCTCCAGTTGTTCCAAGTGAAACTCCTACTCCTACTGCCAGCCCTGAGCCACAACCGTCAGAATCACCAACGCCAACAATAGAACCGTCACCGCAGCCATCAGAGCCAAGCCCACAGTCGTCAGAACCTGTTGTGCTGCCTTCAGAAACTTCTTCACCTATTCCAGTCCCCTCTTTTTCAAGTCCCTCAGAATTTCCGTTGCCCCCTGTAGAACCTGAGCTAATTCCAGACCCAATTCTTGAGCCAGAGATTTCATTTCCAGAACCATTAATTCCAGATCCAATTGAGAGTTCATTTCCTGATCTAGATCTTCCATCCATTGATCTTCCATCTAATAATAATATCATAGAAATAACTAATGAAGAGATAAATACTTTTGTTGAAACCTTTACTGATAGCGGCACTATCTCAGATATTGAAACAGAACTATTAATTGATAACTTCTTAAATGATGGTTTTATTTCTGAAGATGAAGTTCTTGGACTTTTAGAATCTTTAATTCAAGATGCATTTTTCACGGAAGATGAAAAAGAATTGCTTGTAGATGTCATATTAGAACAAGCAGATGGTAATGCTATATCTACTGAATTAATTAATGAACTTGGTCTTGATTATGAAGACTTGCCAGATGACCAACCAGTAGCTTTGGACAATGGCGTAATTTTGTTTGCTGAAGTAGCAGATGCTCTTGAAATATTTGAGAATCCTTCAGAGATTTTAGGTGCTGTATTTACAGATCCTGGCAAGGCTCTTACTGCTTTAGCAAATGTTGGTGCAGATATGACACCAGAAAAACGTGAGGAATCGCAAATAGTAGTTGTTGCATCTATCATTGCTGCACAAATCCTATCAACGTCTAGTGTAATAGGGAGGATAAGATAATGAAAAAATGGATAAAAGATAAAATTCGTGAAACATTGAATCAAACATTTACACTTCTTGGTATGTTCATAGCTTGGGTAGTGTTAGATGGCAGTGCAAAAACCATAGTAGCTTGGGCAATAGTCTGGGCAATTTTTGTATGGTTATTTTCAATGAACTTTAGAGAAGGAGGACAAAATGACAAACAATAAAACAGAAGAAGTAATTGGCTCAACAGCCGTAACAAACATCTGGAATATCTTTTATAGAATTGTTGCAGTATTTGCAGCATCTGGATTATCAATTATTGGTGCAGGTTCTTTAGTTGGAATTGACACGATTACAGCCGTTATAATGGCAGGTACTCTTGGTGTTGCTACCGTTATTGAAAAGCTTGCTAGAGCCTTTCTTGATGATGGCAAGTTAAGTGCTAAAGAAATTAATGCAGCATTTGCTCCAGTTGACAAAAAAGCACAACAGTAAGTAGGCTATAATATAGTAGGGGAGTCCTCCCAAGGGCTCCCTTATTTTATAGGAAAAGGAAATGATTTAAATGGGTTCACCAATCGTTGGAGGTAAGATTACAACACCTTACAAGAAGTTTGGAAAAATGTGGTCAAAAGGCTACCATACAGGAGTAGACTATGCAGTCAAATCTGGAACAGACATTGTTGCTGTTGCTGATGGTAAGATTGAAAATGCATCCTGGGGTGCTGCTTATGGCACACAGTTAGTGCAAAAAGTTGAGGGTGGCTGGGTAATCTATGCACACCTTTCAAAAGCTTTAGTTAAGGCTGGAGACAAAGTAACGAAGGGACAGCACATTGGAGAGTCTGGTAATACAGGAAATTCTTCAGGTCCACATCTTCACTTTGAAATGAGAGATAATATTAGATGGAGTGCAGGTAAGGATATTGATCCTGCTGCAATTCTTGCGTCTTAATATATCAAATTAACAATTGCCCCTAGAAATAGGGGCTTTTGTATTTAGTAAAATTAGTTATCATTTTGTTATAATAAAAACTTGATTTTGTCAATATTTCGTGCTATGATTGAAGAATGCGTATCAGAACCTTGGTTCCGATTGCCCTTGTTGCGGTTCTTGCAATTGCATCCCTACCAACAAGCCACAGTCAGACCAGTGCTAATGCACCGCAAGAAAGTAAGACAATATTAACACCAGAAAATGAGATAGATAGATATCTTATTGAGAGAAGTAGAAAGATTGCTTCTCGATCTCTTAAAAGAGACCATATTGGTAAAGAAATAGTAGATACGGGTAAAGATTATTTTGGCGTACCCTACTGTTGGGGTGGAGAAAGTTCTAGATGCTTTGACTGCTCTGGATTTATTCAATATGTTTTCAATAAAAATGGAATAGAAGTCCCAAGAACTGCTGATCAACAGCTTGACGCTATGACTATTATTTCAGAGAGTGAAGCACAACAGGGAGATTTAGTATTCTTTGTTTATAGAAATGGATATGCTCACCATGTTGGAATCTACGTTGGTAACAACACAATTCT